GTGGATGACTTGAGTGAGTTCGACGATTGGCGTGACGAGTGGGAGCTCGTTCTGCGCTCCACCGTCTCGGCTGGGACCCGCACCGTCTACCTCCGTTCGGTCAACCAGTTCGTCGCCTGGCTACGCGAGAGTAGCCCAGAGGCGGAGGTGTCCGGCCTCATCCGTCGCCACATCGACGGCTGGGCGGCATACCTCGCCGACGATCTAAAGCTCGCCGGAGCAACACGACGTGTGCGCCTCCTGGCAGTGAGGTTCTGGCTCGACTACATCGTCGGTCAGCCCGACAGCGGCCTAGACAGCAACCCGGCGAGCAAGGTGCGCCTTCCCGTTGCTGAGGAGAAGCCCGTGCCGATCATCTCGGACGAGGATCTGACCGCGCTCCTGCGTACCTGCGACACGTCGTTCGTCGGACTGCGTGACGAGGCCATCCTGCGGCTGTTTCTCGACACCGGTTCTCGGCGTGCTGAGATCGCCGGTACCGATGTCGACGACCTGGACCTGCGAGCTCAGGAGGTTACGGTCACGGGTAAGGGCAACAAGACCAGGGTTTCGTCCTTCGGCTCCAAGACCGCCATCGCCTTGCGCAAGTACATGCGCGCCCGCGCCAGACGGCCCGGCGTCGACAGCAAGGCCCTGTTCCTCTCGGCTCGTCCGCACGCCTCCGGCGAGGTTCGCCTAACCGGAGGCGGGATCGGTGAGATGTTCACCCGGCGGTGCGTACTGGCTGGGCTCAGCCACATGTGGCCGCACATGATGCGCCATACCTGGGCCCACGACATGCTTGACAACGGCGCCAACGAGGGCGTGGTAGAGAAGCTGGGTGGATGGGCGCCGGGTTCGAAGATGGTCAAGCGCTACGGCTCGTCCATGGCTGAGGCTAGAGCGCGGAAAGCCGCCCGGATGATGGCACGGGGGGACCGGGTCTAGGTGACACCGGAGCGCTGTGCTCGGGGTATGACCGACAATCTCACCCCGGCACAGCGCACCCAGCGCGCTCGCCTCGCCGCGCATCACTCGTGGGCCAATACTCCAGATCGTGCGCGCCGGACCGCGCCAGCTCGGGAAGGGCTAATGCGCAGGTTCGAACGGCAGGTCGATCCGAAGGACTCGCTCGATCCGCGTGAGCGGGCTTTGCGGGCTGAGGCTGCCCGCAAGGCGTACTACATCCAGCTCGCGCTCAAGTCCGCTGCCGCTAGGCGCCGCCGTCGGGGGTGACGAGCCGGAGCGGCGACCGCCAAGGCCGGGCCGGTAGGTCCTCGCCCACCGCGCGCTGGAGTCCGACGGGGACGGGGTCGATGAGAGCCAGCGCGGCGCGGAACTGGTACGGAAAGCGCCCGAAGTCCGCGGTGACGCTTGCGTTGAGGTGGAGCGTCTTGGTGCGGAGGTGGGCGGCTGCCGGGATGTGCTCCATGCCGTCGGTGCAGGTCATCGCGTAGCCAGCGGCGAGGCACCGCCAGGTGGAGTGCAACAGCGCCAGGAGGTCGATGTCGTGGCCGATCGCGGGCGTGGCCGCGGGCGTGGGCTGGGGCATGGCGAGGGCGAAGCCGTCTCGGAGGTGGTAGGGGAGGCGAGCGAAATCCGCGGTGGCGGACTCGCCCAGGTGCAGCGTCCGGGTGCGGTGGTTGACGGCTACGGGGATCGTGTCCATGCCTGCGGTGGGGACGATGTGGTACCCGCTGCACAGGCACCGCCACCCTGAGTGCAGGAGGCCGGGGAGGTCCAGGCCCGTGTCCGTCGTGTCCATCATGGACACCCATTCGTGGTGGCCAGCCGTGTCGTTAACCCGCCAGTAGATCGTTCGTTCGATTTCACTCGATCGGACTAGTATCACTACTTCCCGTAGTAGATATCTGGGAAAACTCTATCGCGAATCACCAGATGCGGCTACGCGCTGTCACCCGTTGATCGCAGCCGCCGCCGACCGGGCGGAGTGGGCGGAGTGGCCGTGACGATGTCCGGATCGGCCTCGATCTCCTCGGGAGTCAGGTGGCGCCGGATCGGCGCATCGTGCAAGCGGCGCCGGATCTCGCCGAGAAGTTGATCATCCGTCAAGTCCGCGGGGTTCGGGGCCTGTGCTGCGGGGGCACCGGCTTCGTCCGCGGTGAGGAGTCCGGCGTTGACTAGCACCGTCAGTAGGGATGTGTTGAAGGTTGATGCGACCGCTCGGGCGTTATCGATGCTGATCTTGCTGCCGTTCGACCAGGCCACGACGCGCGATCTGTTGATGCCGGAGGCGCGCTCGAAGTCGGCGGTGGTCCACTCGCGCCGGTCGAGCTCGCCCTTGAAGTAGGTCCACCAGCGTCGATCGTCGTCAAGATCGTCTACCGCCATGAACTACATGGTTGCGTGCGCGCACGCAACGACGCAAGACGAAGTGCCCGCACGGTGGCGGTGGTCACAGAATCATCACGATCAAATCCGCAGCAATGCGACGTTCGCGCGCGAAACATGTTGCGCACGCGCACGCACGCCTGTATTGTTCCGTCAGCGAACGGAACGTCCGTTCGCGAACGGAACGGAGTGATATGGCCTGCGTGAAGGTTCGCGTCGAGGCGTTCAGGGCGGCGGCCCACGCTGCTGGCCACGGGAACGCCGCCGAGATCGCGGCGGCGATGCGGATCGATCGTTCGACGGTCAGCCGGGTCGTTGGGGGCTTGCTGAGGCCCGGCAACCAGTTCATCGCCGCTGCGCTCACCGCGTTCGCGGTGCCGTTTGACGACCTGTTCGAAGTCGAGAAGTAGCAGGAGCCCCGCCCCCTGACTGGCCAGTCCAGGGCGGGGCTCCACAGGAGACAGACCAACCCCCACCAAGGAAGTGATCTGCGTGACCGGACTCTACACCGAGGACATCGACGTTATCGCCTGGTTGGCGTGGCGCGAGATCGACGTCCGCACCGCGCCCGTCGACCGCGAGCCGTGCACCTGGTGCCAGGTGGACGGCAACGTCACCACGGTCCGCGTCTACGGCCGCCCCGGACCGCTGGCCGAGCTGCCGGTCGAGGTCGAGGACGTGTGCGGGGTGTGCGCGCCGCACGTCATCCGGCAGGCGCTGTCCGAGCGCGCCGACGACCGGGACCTCGTGGTCGAGGTGGCCGCGCGCTGCCCTCAGTGCTCGTGGCCCGGGTCGGGTCACTCGCCGACGTGCCCGCGCCGGTGACGTCCGTGGCCGACGCCCCGCCGCTGGCCGTGTGGCCGGTGGCGGGGCTCTGCGCCCGATGCGGCCACCCCGCGCACCAGGACCGCCGTGTCCTTGCTTGCTTGCTTCCCAACCCGACTGTCCAGAAGGGACAGAAATGACGCAGACGTGGGCCGACGGCCCCATGGTCGCGTTCGACACCGAAACCACCGGGCCGGACCCGGAGACCGCGCGCATCGTCACGGCCGCGCTGGTCAGCGTCGGCCCCGGGGCTGGCACCAGCAGCTACCTGCTGAACCCCGAGGTCGAGATCCCGCAGGGGGCGACCGACGTGCACGGCATCACCACCGAGCACGCCCGCCAGCACGGCGAGTCCCCCGCCGACATCGTGCCGGTGCTGGTCGCCGAGCTGGCCGAGCACGTCGAGGCCGGACGCCCGATCGTGATCTACAACGCGCCGTTCGACCTCACCGTGTTGGCGCGGGAGTGCGTGCGCTACGGGCACAAGACGCTGCATGAGGTGTGCGCGGCCGATGGCCTGTTGCCGTGGATCGTGGACCCGTTCGTGCTGGACCGGGCGCTCGACCGCTACCGGCGTGGCTCCCGCAAGCTGGTCGACGTGGCCCGCCACTACCGGGTGCCGTTGTCCGATGGGGACGCGCACACCAGCGGTGGGGACGCGCTCGCGGCGGCCCGGGTCGCGTGGCGGATCGCGCGCACCCACCCGAAGGTCGGCGCGATGGGCCGCGATGAACTGATGGCCTACCAGGCTCGGGCGTACGCGGACTGGGCGGACGGGTTCGCCGGGTACCTGGCCCGGCAAGGCAAAGCGGAGTCGATCAGCCGCGAGTGGCCGGTCCGGGCGGTATCCCATGGCTGAGCGCGCGCATCCGGCTCGGACCACTCGACCGTCGCATCAGTCACCGCGTTCTCTCCAACTCACATCTAGTCCTGAAAGGACAGATATGACCAGTACCGAAATCACCCCGGCCGGTCCGACAGGGCGGGTCGCGGTGCCGATCGCCGGTCGGCAGACCGACCTCGACGCCGCGTTCCGGCTCGCGAAGAACCTGTCCACGTCGGCCCTGATGCCCAAGGACTTGCGAGGCAAGCCATCCGACGTTCTGGTGATCCTGCTCTACGGGCAGGAACTCGGGTTGGCGCCCATGCAGGCCATCCAGGGTGTGTACGTCGTCAACGGGCGACCGTCGCTCGCGGGGCAGACCTGGCTCGCGCTGGCCCGCCGAGCAGGGCACCGCGTCGAGGTCATGGAGAACACGAGCCAGAAGGCGACGGTCAAGGTCACGCGCGGCGACACCGGCGAGTTCCACACCGAGACCTACACCATCGAGCAGGCCAAGCGGGCGAGCCTCACCGGCAAGGACACCTGGCGCAACCACCCGGAGCGGATGCTGATGTGGCGGGCCGCTGGCCGCGCCTGCACGTTCCTCTGCCCGGAGATCGCACTCGGGTTCACCGACGCCGAACCGGAAGAGCTTGCGCCCACGCGCCCGACGCTGGCCCATGTCGCCGCCGAGCGTGCCGACCAGCCCGCCCCCGCCCCGGCCGCTGAGCCGGAACCGCAGGACGCGGAGATCGTCGACGACCAGGCGACCGAGGACGCGATGCTCGCCGAGCTGCGCGAGATGGAGCGCGACCACATCGCCCCGAACCCGGACGTCACCGACGGTTGGCCGGACGTCGCACAGCCCGGTAGCGGTGCGTGATGTCCAGCGTGGACCGCACGACGGCAGATCTGCTGCTGGAATGGGACCGCACTCGACCCCGGTCTCGGCAACGAGAGCTGGGGTGGTCCGAGGTCGGTGGGTGTCGCAGGCGAGCCGGGTACCGGCTCGCCGGGATGGAACCCGCCGACCCCGGTGGCTCGCTCCAGGCCGTGATGGGCACCGCGATCCACGACGCGGTCCAGCAGCGCCTGAACGAGACCGCGGCCGAAGGGGACCTTGTCGAGTACCCCGTGGTGTTCGCGGGCGTCCCCGGCCACGTCGACCGATACGAAGCCGCAACCGGGGATCTCGTGGACGTGAAGACCACGTCGTCGCGGCGGCTGGACCACATCCGGCTCCACGGGCCCGACCGGCCGCACCTGTTCCAGACCGACGGCTACGCGGCCGCGCTCGCGGTGGCAGGGGTGCGAGTGCGCCGCATCGTGATCGACTACATCGCCCGCGACACCGGCGAGCTTTACCGGCACGCCCGGCGGCCGAACCCGGCCGTGGTGCGCGAGGCGTTGGCATGGCTGCGATCGGTGCGCGAAACCGACTTGGACATGCTCAACCGCGAGTACCAGCCCGACAGCCCGTTCTGCGGACACTGCCCGTTCCGGACCCGCTGCTGGGACGGTGCAGTCCACGATCGGTCCCCCCTGTCCGTGCTCTTCGTCGAGGACCCCGACCAACAGCGGTGGGCCGAGCGGCTGGAGCGGGCGCGCGCGGACAAGGCCGACGCGGCGAAGCGGGAAGCGGAGGCCAAGGGCGCGCTCGACGCGCTGCGCCCGGACGACGAGACGACCATGGTGGATGTCGGGCTGGTCGGCAAGGGCCTGCGCTGGAAGACCACGACGTCGAACAACATAGACATCGACCGGGTGCGGGCCGAGTACGCGAAGGTCGGTGCGCGACCGCCGATCAAGCCGTCCACGTCCACCAAGCTCGTGTTCGCGCCGCTGCCGGACGGCGAGTGATGGAGTCCGCCGCCGCCTGCACCAAGTTCCCGTTCCCCTCACGCGAGGCTGCGGCGGGCGCCCTGCTCGACGCTCAGATCAAACGAGTCCTTCATGGACGGACTCACCGGCGTGAGTGCCGCTACTACCCGTGCTGGTGCGGCGCATGGCACCTCACCAGCAAACCGGAGAGAGAAGGAAATACAGAGTGACTGCTACCACCGTGAACGGGATCGACGTCTTGCGCGACGAGCCGACCCTGGCGCCGATCACGTCCAGGGACGGGAAACCCGTCTACTGGCAGCAGACCCGCACGCTCACGCTCGCCGACGGCAGCGTGGTCTACGGCTGTGCGCACTGCGACTACACCGCGGACAAGGCAGGCGCCATCCGGCCGCACCTCAAGACCCACGCGGCGAAGACCGTCGTGCCCAAGTCGAGCGGCGATCTATCGCTGTCGGACGTGCTGAACCGACTGTCCGCGGCTGACCAGGTGCAGGCCGACCGCGACCAGTGGCGGACCCGCGCGCTGAAGGCCGAGCGGTCTCTGGCCACGATGCGCAAAGCCTTGGGGGTGAACGGATGACGAACGATCAGCTCTGTTTCGCGTTGGCGGATCGGCACCGCGGCCAAGCCGCCAGCCTCGCCGCGGGCACCCGCCCGCACCGCGACGATCGGGCCGTGGTCGAGCTGGCGGTGGCCACCCTCGCCCGCAACGGCCGCCGCCCGTTCTGCGCGGACGACGTGCACGGCCTGGTCGCGCACGAGCTCGGCGGGCGGCCGTACGACCGCAACCTGGTGAGTTCCGTGATGGGAACCGCCGCGCAGCGTGGGCTGATCGTCGAGGACACCGACATCCGCCCGGTCGCCTCGCGTAACCGGGCCCGCCACGCCAGCCGCAACCGCTGGTGGAGAGGACAGACCGCGTGACCACCAGGACCCCGCCCCCGCCCCTCGAACCGCGCGCGCCGGAGTGTTCGATCTGCGGCAAGGAAGTCGAACTGATCGACGACGACTGGCAGTGCTCGCCCTGCGACGCCTACTGGCCACTGTCCGACTGGAACGCCACCGGCCAGTGGATGAGCGACGACGAGCAGTGCGCCGCGACCGTGCGCCCGTACGAGGACGAGATCGGCGAGTATGCCGTCCTCCGCGACTACGAGTACCGGTGCCTGCTCGTCGCCGACCACTCCCGCGACGAGCATCACGGCCTGCGCCTCGACGCGAACTGGCACGACACCTACGAGTGGACCAACCAGTCCGAACAACTCAGGCAGGCCAACCGCCGCCGTCGCCCGGTGATCACAGTCGAGCTGCCGGAGGTGGTGCCCAGTGGCTGACAAGTACCCGCCGTCCGGTTGCCGCTGGTGTGGCATCGCCGAACGTAGCCACTACCGGCAGTTCACACCGCTAGCCGGTTGGCACGTTCACACCGTGCCCACCACCGAACAGATCCTCGCTCGGATGCGCGCCCGCCGCGCCGGAGTCCCGGCCGACCACCGCACCGCGCGCATCCTGGTGCTCGACCACGCGCGACTTTTGAGCTACCTCAAGCCGTCCGACGAATGGGTCGACGTGCACTGCGAGCCGCTGGACGACCCATCGCAGGACCGCGCGCACGCACTCGTGGCGGCCGGAGCGCTACCGGACTTCGAGCAGCACGTCACCTGACACCCGCCCCCCACCATCCACCCAGACCCGGGCCGGACGCGCACCCACCCTTGGAGCGCGCCCGGCCCGACCACTCTCCACAGGAGACACGATCATGGACACCGCCGCCGCCCGCCGCACCGCCGAACACGACCGCCAGCACTGCCCCATCCCGAACCCACAGCAGCGCGGCCGACTACTCCAGCTCATGCAACAAGACGCCGCCGGACTGATCACCGACATCCGAGACCTCGACCCTGTCGAGATCTGGGGGCGCCTGCACCGCTGGGCCATCGAGCACCCGGCCCGCCTGGTCGCCGCCACGGTCGCACTCGCCGCGATGTGCGACCCCGACGTGCCCGCGAGCAAGGCGCTCGCCTGGACCGACACCCTCGCGGCAGGCGCCGCGTGATCGACATTGCCCTACCCCGCGACATCGACTGGCGCCAAGGCGCCTGCACCAGGCACCCCAACCCCGCGTTGTGGATGTCCACCAACCCGCGCGAGCGAGCCGCCGCCGCCCAGATCTGCTGGGAGCGCTGCCCGATCCTGGCCGCCTGCCGCGCTCACGGACTTGCCGCCGAGCCGCACGGTGTCTGGGGTGGACTCGATGCGGAGGAACGCCGCCGCGAACGCCAGGGCCTGCCGCGCCGCACTCAGCCGCCCACCGGACCCCGGTCGGCGAACGGGCTCTCCGCAGCCCAGATCGCGCGCATCGCGGAACTCGTCGCCGCGGGCGTGCGCACCGGCCGGATCGCTGACGAGATCGGGTGCAACGCGCGCACCGTCTACCGCCATGCCAAGCAGCTCAAGGCATCGGCGGCGTGATCGTCGACCTGTTCGCCGGGCCGGGAGGCTGGGACACCGGCGCCCGGTTGGCCGGATACAGCGGCCCGCTCGTCGGCATCGACCACGACCCAGCCGCGTGCGCCACCGCCACCGCCGCAGGGCACCCGCGCCTGCGCGCCGACATCGCCCGCCTGGACCCCGACATGTTCGCCGGACTCGCCACCGGCCTGATCGGCAGCCCGCCCTGCCCAGGATTCAGCTCCGCCGGGACCGGCGCAGGCCTGGACGACATCGCCCTCGTCGCCGAGCGCATCGCCGCGCACGCCCGCGGCGACGAACCACCCGATGTGGACTGGGCCGACCCGCGATCCCCGCTCACCGCCGAACCGATGCGGTGGGCGGTCGCGCTCCGGCCCCGCTGGATCGCGCTGGAGCAGGTGCCCGCCGTACTCCCGCTCTGGCGGTACGCGGCCGAGCTTCTGCGCGCCGACGGCTACGCGACGTGGACCGGAGTGCTGTCCGCCGAGGAGTACGGCGTGCCCCAGACCCGCAAGCGCGCGATCCTCATCGCCCGCCGCGACGGACACCCCGCCGGGCCACCACCACCCACCCACCAGGCATATCGGCCCGACCAGGCGTACGACCATGCCCGCAGCCTCTTCGGAGACTCCCTGCCCCCGCCGGTGAGCATGGCCGAAGCGCTCGGTGGCGCGCTCGGTGGCGTGGCCCTGCGACATAGTCCGCAGGGCCACGCCACCGAGCGCGCCACCGACGAACCCGCCGGAACCATCCTGTGCTCGCGGCCCGGCAACCTCCAATGGATCACCAGCCGGCCAGCCACCACCGTGTGCGGAGACCCGCGCATCGCCGCACCCGGACACCACGGCGCCGCCCGCCAGTTCGGCGCCGCCATCAAGGTCACGGTCGAGCAGGCCGCCATCCTCCAATCCTTTCCGGCCGACTACCCGTGGCAGGGCACCAAGACCGAGCAGTACCGGCAGATCGGCGACGCCGTGCCCCCGCTGCTTGCCGTCGCCATCCTCCGGCCCCTGCTGCCCGGAGATCCGCCCTTGCGGGCACGCCAACACCCTCCCCACGGGCCCGTCCACGCGGGACAGTGACCCATCCCCACCCGGCCAAGCACAACCCCCGGAGAACCACCGTGCCACCCCTCTCCTACCGCGCCCAGGGCGTTCTCGCAGCCATCCAGGACGGCGCCCGAATCGACGCCGACACCCTCGCCGCAGCGTCCCCCACCGAGGGCCGGAAAGCCATCCTGACCGCCCTCGCCGAGCTGGACGCGGCGGGGCTGATCGTCCGCCTGCGCGTCCAGGACAAGGCCACCGGCCGGTGGTCGTGGGACTGCACACTCGCCTCGGCCCCGAAGTCCCCTGAAGGGCTTTCGGGGGAAGGGAACCCGCAGGTCGAGCCGAAAACCCCTTACGGCACTTCGGAACCAGGCCGGAACGCATCACCGCAGGTCAGCCCGAAAGTCCCTTCCCGACGTTCGGGCACCCGACCTTCGGGCAACACCCCCCAGGGGTATACCCCCGAAAACGGCCCAAACCCGCAGGTCAGCCCGAAAGCCCCTCATCCGACGTCGGATAAGGGCACTTCAAGTACTTCTAGTGGTAGTAGCTTCGCTACTACCACTAGAAGCAGCAGCAGCGGCTACGCGCGCACACGCGCGACCCTCCACAACCTCAACCAGAACGCCGTCACCGCCCCCGCCTACCAACTCGTCGCCACATGGCGACAAACCCACAACACCCCCAACAACCCCGACCACTACACCGCCATCGCCCACCACGTCGACACCCTCCTCACCCGCAACGCCAACCCCGACCTCATCCGCGCCGCCCTCCACGAATTCGACCGACGCCCCGACGCCAAACCCGGCCTCCTACCCCACCTCTACGACGACGCCGTCAAAGCCGCCAGAGCAGCACAAATGCCACCAGGCGAGCAGCACGTGCCATCGGGCGCGGGCGTGCCACGCGGGTCCACCGGATCGTCCCGTGTGGACAGTGCGCTGGGGTTCCTGTCGCCGGACGACCCGTGGTTGGTCGGGCTTGCGGGCGGGTCCGCGCCGGAGCTGCGGGTGGTCGAGGGGGGTCGGGGCGCGTGAACGACGTCGAGGTGGGCCGGTTGCTCACGGTGGTGAAGATGCTGGATCAGCGGGCGCCGCGGCCGGACGAGGCTGGGATGTTGCGGAAGCTGTGGGCCGAGTTGCTTGCCCGGGTCCCGTTCGAGGCGGCGCAGCAGGCTGTGCGGGCGTGGTACGGGTCCGATCGGTACAGGGAGACGCGGGAGACGATCACGCCTGCGGATATCGCGGGGTGGTGGCGGGATCGGCGCCGGGATCCGGTGGTGGAGCGGCGGGCGATCACCGCGTCCGCCCGGAGTGCGGCGGACGCTGCTACGCGGGGGATGGCGTTGTGGGCGCATCTGCGGACCGGGCTGGACTCGGAGGCGGCGGAGTGCGAAGTGGAGGCCCGCCGGAGCTTGCTGTCGGTGCGGTGTCCGTGGGGGCCGTGTCGGGCCGGGGTGGGGGAGCGGTGCCGGGATGGGCGTGGGCGGGCTCTGACCAGGACGCGGGGCGAGGTGCACCCGTCCCGGCGGGCGTTGGCGCTCGACCCCGGCGAGTTTCGTCGTGCGAACGATGTTGCGTGCGCGGACGCAACAATGTATCGTTGACGGCACGCCAGCCGGTGACACCGAAAGGGAATCCGATGACCTCCGCCACGCTCCCCGCCTACCTCGTGCAGGAAGGACGTCGAGTCGCCGTCCTGGACCCCGACACCGGCGAATACCGCCCGCTCTGCCGCGCCTGCCAGGACCAGATCCACGGCGCGAGCTTCCTCGGCCGCTGCCACCGCTGCCACAACCACAGCCTTGTTGACATCGGGGAAGAGGGCGAGACCTGGGGCGACGTGTTCATCGGCACCAACCTCGACTAGCCCCCGGGGCGGCCCGGCGACGGGCCGCCCCACCCCCACCCACCACAGGAGACAGACGAAATGACCACCACCACCACCACCAGCCGCCCGGCCAGCGGCACCCCCGCAATCCCCATCAACGCCACCACCACGACCATCCTGCGCGAGCTCGCCGACTGGACCGACACCCACAGCCTCACCGTCCGCGCTATCGACATCGGCGGCTACATCCTCCTCACCTTCCCCACCCTCGCCGACTTCACCGCCGCCTGCCGCGCCGCCAACCCCGACACCCCCATCCACCTCCGCCGCCGCGACGCCCGCTTCTGGACCGCCACCGCGAACCTCCGCACCACCCCCGTCATTCCCTCCGCCGTCACCGCCTTCGCGATCACCGCCTACGTCAGCGGGGACGGCCCCACCCACGCCACGCCCGGTGTCATCACCGCCGACGACCTCACTGACGACGTCGAGCGCGAGACCGAGCTGGAGGCCCAGCTGTGACCCCGAACCAGCGCGCCGCTGCCGCCGCCCGCGCCGCGATCAAGAACGCGTTCGCCCCCCGCGACCCCAACGGGAACCGCCAGTCCACCTACGACGGCCGCCACCGCGCCACCCCGGCCACCATCTGCCCCCGCTGCCGGACCACCGCCGCCGCCTGCACCTGCGGCACCAACCGATAGCCCAGGAGGAGACCACCGTGGCCTGGTTCCAGCCCAACCCGCACCTCGGCAAGTCCACATCGGACCTCGAACGGGACATCGACGCCACCGCCGACGAGATCGACGAACGCAGGCGCCAAGGCGAGCCCACCCGCGATCTCGACGCCCAGCTCGGCCAGATCGGCGACGCCTACGGCAGCAACAACTAACGCCCGTGGACTACGACCTGGACCTGCCCCTCGCCCTCACCCGGCGGGGGCAGGTTCACCCCGGACCACCCTTGCACGCCAACCAGCGGCTGCACCGCTTCGTGGAGGCCAAGCTCAAGCGGATGGTTCGCCACGCCGCGCACTGGCAGGCAAAGCAAGCCGCGGTGCCGTGCGCCGACCACATCGAGGTCGGCCTGCACTACGCCCCCGGCAGCATCGGGCGCGGCCAGTTCGATCCGTCCAACCTGATGCCCTGCCAAAAGCCAGCTCTGGACGGCGTGGTCGACGCCGGGGTTGTCCCCAACGACACCCCGCAATACGTCACCGAGCTGATGCCCACCATCCACACAGGACCCGGGCCCCGGCGGCTCTGGCTCCGCATCACCATCACCCGGGAGGCCACCCCGTGACCCTCGACCCGATCACCCAGGCCCACGCCACCGCAGCGAGCCTCGACCGCCAGACCATCACCCTGATCGACGCGTGGACCACCTGGACCACCAACCTCGACAAGCTCGTGCGCGCCATGCCCCTCGCCGCGGCGGCCTGGTACCTCGGCGACGGCGGCGAGAAGCGCGTGCACTCCCTGCTGCTCCCGGACGGCCACGACCCGCGCGACCTCCGCGCCGCCCTGAACGGTGTTCTCGCCCGCGCCGACGCCATCACCGCCGCACTCACCCGCACCGCCACGCACGCCCACCGCATGACCGCCGAGTGGATCGCCGTGCTGACAGAGGAACTGGACGACCACACGCCCGAGGTGACCGCGTGACCGAGCAGGCCGGACACGACCACCTCCGCGAGCAGATCGCTCGCGTCGTCTGGCGCACGACCATCCGCGGCAGCATCATGCCGCACGAGATCGCCGACGCGACCCTCGCCGTGGTCCGCCCGCTGCTGGTCGAGCGGGACCAGCGCATCGCCGACCTGACCGCCGAACTCGGCCGCCTGAACCAGATCGCGGACAACCGGGCACGGTTCGTCGAGGAAGCGCGCGACGAACGGGACGACACCCGCGAAGCAGCCCGCCGAGAACGCGACCGGTTCCGCGCTGCCGTCCGCAAGCGGTGGGGCCTGACCTGGTGGGACATCGCCCAGGACGCGCAGCACGTCGACACGCTCCGTCAAGAGGCCGAGAGGGGCCGGGCGCGATGGCGAAAGCTGGCCGTCGGTCGGGGTGCGCGGCTGGGCGAAGCCCGCGCCGAGCGAGACCACCTGTCGGCCCTCCTGCGCGGAATGGCACGCCGGGCCAACGAGTACCGGCGGGCCGCCGACGCCCTGGCGGGCGACGTGGACGCGCTCAACCGCGCCTCGTCCCCTCAGGACACCACGCCCGCGGTCGAACCGTGCGAATGGTGCGGGGCCAGCAACCCCCAGCCGGGCCGCCCCTGGGTGATCGGCGACAACCTGCACAAGATGCTCAACGGCAAGGTCGTCGAGTGCCTGCTAGTCGTGGAGCACGCGGAATCAGGCGGCGTGGCGTGGCTGCCGAACAGCGACCCCGCACCACCCACGCGATGACCCGCGAGCACCAGCGGCGGCCCGGCTGCTGCCCCGCCCACGACTGGCCACCGGTCGACGGCTGCCGCTGGTGCGGTGCACTCGACGACGACCACCGCGTCCGCACCGCCGCCCAGGTCGGCCCGCACCACTGGGCCCCACCCACCGACCACCAACGCGAGCTACGTGCCCGGCACTATGGAGGCTGACGTGTCCCTCTGGCTCTGCTTACTGTTCGCCATCACGGTATCGACTCCGGTCGTCCTCGGACTCGCCTTCGACCCCTCACGCCCTCTTCGGGACCAGGTTTCCTTTCGCCATCGCCGCAGATGCCGCGACCGTAACGCGGCCGCCAGCCGGGAGCGCACCACCCAGCGCATCCACGAGCACCTCGTCGCTGGGCGGCCCATCCTGGCTCTCACTTACGACCATCGGCAGCTCGTCGAACTCGCCCGCCGCTACGGAATCCCCCGCGGGCGGCTCTACCGGCTTACCCGCGAGACGCAGGTACGCGGCTTGGCCCGGGGCCTGCTCCTGCTGTCCACGTGGGACTACCGCACCCACGACAACATCCCCTGGCAGGTGCTCGCGGTACGCGAGTTCGAGGAGATCACGATCCCGCGCGAGGAGATCGGATGAGCACCTGCGCCCCCGACTACGCCCGCGCACCCAAGGTGGTCCCGCTGTGGCACGAGCTGGCCGCGTGCAGGCTGTTCCCTGAGGCGATGGACTGCTGGGCCGACCCCAAAACCACCGCGCAGAAGACCGTGGCCCGCATCGTGTGCGCGGCCTGCCCGGTCCGACTCCAGTGCGCGACCGGCGCCCTGGAACGCCGCGAGCGCTGGGGAATCTGGGGCGGGCTCGACTACGCCGACCGCAAGCTCGTCGCGGCCCGCCACGGCTACCTGCCTCCGGGAGACCCGCCCGAGCACGGAACCAACTCGCGCAGGGTGAAGTGGGGCTGCGCGTGCCCCGATTGCAAGCGGGCGCACGCGGTCTACGAGGTCGACCGGCGGGCCCGCGCGCGCCGAGCCGCCCAGCGCCGCGACGTCTGGCGGTCGCCGCTTCTCGTACTCGCCGCACCCCGTGGTCGCGGACGACGGCGCGCCCAGGCGGGGCAGTTGCTGCTGCCGCTGCCGGGCCTGCCGGAGGTCCGCTACGCCACCACACTCACCGCCGCCTGACCCGCAGGTCGGAGGGCGTTCCCCAGCGAAACCTGTTGCGCCCCTTGACCATCCGCCTTTCGGCAACCGGGTGATCCTAGGTGACAAAACCTGGAAACCACTGTCCCGCAACCTATCCAGAGAGGATGATCAACACATGGACACCATCACCGTCGCCTTCCGCATCGACGCCCCCACCCCCGACCAGGCCAAGCGCGTCCTCGACGCCATCGAGGCCGCGGGCGGGGTTCTCGTCACCCGCCATCACACCCACCGCCCCAAACGCGGGTCCGGCGCGTTCCGGGACGGCCACTTCACCATCGCCCAGCCGAAGGGCTGACCGTGCACGACTTCGTCGAAACTCTGGCGGTGCCCGGCGCCTGGACCGCCACCCTCACCATCCCCGCGATCCCGGCCCCGGTCGTCCGCGCCGCCCTCACCGGCATCGCACGAGACCTGGACCTGCCGGTCGACGCCGCGCTCATCGGCACCGAGGAAGCGATCACGACGGCCCTGCTCTACCGCGACCCGTCCCGCACCCACGGCGCCCCGGACATCGATGCGTGCGAGGCCGCGGTCGACCTGATCGTGTCCGAGACCGGATGGGCCCGCCAGCCGGCGGCACCGCCCGCACTCACCGTCCCGATGGGACTCAAGCCTGGATACCACACCACCGCCCGGTTCGACCCGGCTGCGGCCCGCGCCGTGCTGGCCCAGACCTGCGGGGCGTCCGGCTGGGAGCTGACCCCGGCCATCCTCATGTCCGCCCGCCCCGTCGGAACGGAGATGCGCACCTACCACGAGCACGGCGCCCTCGTCCGCGCCCGCCCGCGCCTGCTGACCGGCGTGGCCACCGCCGCCCGCCTGCTCGGCCAGCTCCGGTGGGTGGGCATCGACGAGTCGACCGGGCGCACGGTGGTCATGGCCCGGCCGTGCGAGTGCGGCCAAGGGCGGGGCTGATCGCCACCTTCAGGCGGCGAGGATGGCGGCAGCGGCGAGGTGGTAGCAGCGCAGGCCGCGGTCACCGGCGGGGCAGTCGCAGCGCCCGGCGTGCTGGTCGATGCTGTAGGTGGCGTCGCCCCGGCTGGAGACCGCCAGGTAGATCTTGGGGGCGGTGCGGGTGATGGCGCGCAGCTCCAGCAACTCGGCCGCCTTCTCGATCTGGACCGGCTTGTATTCGGCGGTCTCGGCGACCTCGTTGGTGGCCTTGGCGATCTTGGCGGCGCAGGTGCGGCCGTAGCCGCGGGCGATGCTGGTGGCGGAGCGGAGGGTCCGGCCGCAGCGGCCGCAGTGGGTGGTCGTGGTGGTGGTGGTGTTCATCTTGACCCCTCTTGTTCTGCTCCCGTGTACCGCTACAGAGTATCGCAACTAAGTATCGCAACGCAACTGTGTATCGCAACTCGGTTCCGCTACCCTGGTCGACATGACCGGACTCGACCGCGCCACCGCGCGATACCTCAAGGCCAAGGCCGAACTCGACGCCGCGACCGCCGTCGTGGCCGAGGAGATCGTTGTCGAACTCCGGCGTGGCACACCTCCCACCGATGTAGCCGAGCGCAGCCCGTACTCACCCGCCTACGTACGCCGAATCGCCCGCGAGCACGGCATCGCCCCCGCCCCACCAGGTCCCAAACCCAAGGGATGACATGACCGGACAGGGGTGACACCCACTGGTCACCATCCCCACGTGCCCGGACCCGCCCTCAGCCAGCAACAGCGCGACGCGATCGCCGCGGACATCCGCGAGACCGCGGGCACCACCGACGGCAGCGTCCGCCGCATCGCCCGCCGCCACGGCGTCGGCATGGGCACCGTCCAACGCATCGCGAGGGACTACGGCCTGCTCAACGCGTGGCGAGACGGCGCATGGCGAACCGAAGCCGCGAACAGCCAGAAGGCCGCGCACATCGCCGAGCGACGCAACCAGCTCGCCGCCGACCTCCTCGACGACATCGACGAGCTACGCGAGCGGCTGCTGGCCGACGTCACCCACCTGCACGTGGTCAAGGACGCGGGCCCGATGGCCGGTGAACGCGTCGAGTACAACACCACCCCGGCTGGTCCCCGCGACTGGCAGTCCACCATGGGCGCCATCGCCGCGGCCGCGCGCACGGTCGCCGAGTACACGCGCCTGGAAGCCGAGAACAGCGGAACCGGTGCCGCGTCCGGATTGCTGGAGCAGTTCGAGAAGTCGCTACGCCTTGCCCGCGAGCAGCGCGACCGCGCCGCCGGGGAGGCCGCGGCGCAGGGCGCCGAGTGACCGCGCCCGCGCCGCCGTCCCCGGCCGAGGAACTGGCCGCCCTGTCGATCAAACAGCAGGACAGCATTCTGGACGCCTGCGCCCGGCTGAACGTGTGGGAAGGCAGCATCCGGTCGGGTAAGACCATCGCGTCCATCGCCCGCTGGCTGCTTTACGTGCGCACGGCACCGCCGGGCCCGCTGGCCATGATCGGCCGCACCCGGGACTCGGCCTACCGCAACGTCATCGACGTCATCGCCGACCTGGCACCGGACGCCATCACCTACACCCCCGGCGCACCGCGATGCCGCATCCTGGGCCGCACCGTCCACGTACTCGGCGCCCACGACGCCAAGGCCGAGAAGACCATCCGCGGCCTGACACTCGCGGGCGCCTACGTGGACGAGATCACTGTCCTGAAGGAGGACTTCTTCGTCCAGCTTCTGGGCCGCAGCTCGGTACGCGGCGCGAAGCTGTTCGGCACGACCAACCCCGACAGCCCCGCCCACTGGCTGCGAAAGAAGTACCTCCTACGCGCCGGTGAACTGAACCTCTACACCGTCCACTTCGCGCTCTTCGACAACCCCGGCCTGTCGCAGGAGTACAAGGACAGCATCGCCAGCGAGTTCACCGGCCTGTACTACAAGCGGTTCGTCCTCGGGCTCTGGGTCGCCGCCGAGGGCGCGATCTACGACATGCTCGACGAGAACCGCCACCACCACGCGGCCCCGCCCAGGAACCGATGGCAACGCGCCTGGATCTCGATCGACTACGGCACCAGCAACCCCACCCACGCCGTCCTCCTGGTGCTCGCGGCCGACGACACCGGCCGCGACCGGTTGTGGTGCGTCGCCGAGTGGCAGCACAACGGCCGCGAGGCCGGACAACTCACCGACGCCCAGATCAGCGCACGCCTCGCGACATGGGCCACTGCCGAACTCGCGGACACCGGTCTGGTGCCCACCACGGTCCTCGATCCGTCCGCGGCGTCGCTGCGGGTGCAACTGCGCGCCGACGGCTGGCCGGGCCTGCGGTCCGCGGACAACCGCGTCGACGACGGGATCAAGGCCACCGCGTCACTGCTCGGTGGCGAGCGTCTGCTGGTGGACACGACTCGATGCCCTATTTTGTGGGATGAACTGTGCGGCTACGTCTGGGCTGAGGAAGCCCTGCTACGCGGCGATGAGGAACCGGCCAAGGTCGACGATCATGGGCCGGACGCGCTGCGGTACGGGGTGATGGCCGCGCGCGGCGTATGGCGGGCGTGGCTGCCGGAACTGGCTGCGATGACCGATCTACCTGCTGCCGCGTAGGTGTTCGGTGGCCCTGTCGACCTGCCGGGCGGCGTCCGTTGATCGCGGAGCACCCGCAGCGCGGGCTCTTGCCGGGGCTTACCCAACGGAACTATGTCCCCGGTGCGGCTTGTCTCGCAGGCCCGGCAGGCGGGGCCACCGAACGACGCCAGTCTAGCGAGTGCTGCTGGAGCTGATCGCCGGCCGAACGGGTGACACTGCGCCGGAACCTTTGCTGACGTGCTGATCGAGCCCGGCTCCCAATGGCCCCCACCCGGACATCAAGCCCTGCGCCTGCGGTGGCGGTCATGGCGTGCGTGGTGGACCGGCTCCACCCGCAACCTCGCCCGCCACGTCCCCACCACCGTGCCGGGCGGCTACTGGCACAAGCGGGAACGGCACCCCGAAGAACGGGCCGTGCACTCCGCCCTCGCCCGCGACATCGCCCGCACGTCCGCCGATTTAGTCGTGGGCGACACCCCGAGCCTTGACTGGGGCGCGGACAAGAAGATGCAGGACGCATGGGACCACTTCGCCCAAGCCGCGGGGTGGGGCAACACGCTGCTGGAGGCCGCCGAGACCACGGCCGCGCTCGGCGGCGTGTTCCTCGTCCCAGCCTGGGACGCAGACATCGCCGACCACGCGATCCCCACCGTGGTCCCGGCCGACCAGGCGCTGCCCGAGTTTCGGTTCGGCCGCCTGCGGCGGGTGGCGTTCGTGCGCGTGCTGCCCCCGCCAGCGGGGTGGACCGCGTTGCAGCGAGGCGAGGTGTGGCGGCATATCGAGCACCACGAACCCGGCCAGGTGCGCAACGAACTCTGGCTGGGCACCGAGATCAGCGTCGGCCGCCTGCTTCCGCTGACCGATCACCCGTCCACCGAGGATCTGCTCGACTCGTACTCGACCACCGCGATCCGGCCGGGGATCTTGGTCGAGCACTGGCCCAACATCCTTCCGGACCCGGACGAGGACAGCGGGATGCCGATCGGACTCAGCGATTTCCAGGGCCTGGAGTCGCTGATGGACTGCCTGGATGAGGCATACAGCAGCTGGATGCGGGACATCGAGCTGGGCAAGGCCCGGATTCTGGCGTCAGCCGAGATGCTGGACGCCGCACCCCAAGGCCGTTCGCGGTGGTTCGGCGGCCGTGCCGCACCTGCCAAGGTGTTCGACGAGGACGCGCGCGTGTTCACGCCGATCCCGGGCCTGCCCGCCGACGACGCGGGCAAGGCCGCTCCGCTCACGCCGGTGGAGTTCGCGATCCGGTTCGAGGAGCACCGCGAGACCTGCAAGGCTTGGATCGACGCGATTGTGTCGCGCGCAGGGTATTCGCCGCAGACGTTCGGGATCGACGTGGACGGTCAGCTCTCCGGCACCTCGTTCCGGCTGCGACGGCACCGTTCGTCCCGGACCGGCGGCCGGAAGCGCCGTTACGCACGCCCGCCGATCGAGCGGTTCGCCGAGACCCTCGCACTCATCAACGCCGTCCAATTCGGACAACCCAAGCCCACCACGCGCCCGACTCTGTCGTGGCCCGAGGGGGACCAGGACGCGAAGGAACTCGCCGAGGTCGTCGAGCTTCTGCGCCGCGCGCAGGCAGCATCCGACGAGGTGGTGGTGCGCATGCTCCACCAGGATTGGGATGACGACCAGGTCCAGGCCGAAGTGGACGCGCTTGCCGACGAGCGCGCGATCGCGCCGAGCTGGGACGGCACGGAGCCGATCACCCCCGGCCCGGTCGACGACGGGCCTGCCGACGGCGGCGGCGAGTAGTCGTGGTGCGCGGGGTCAGTCCCGGCGACGCTGCCCGCGTGCTGAAACTCCTGCTGGACGTGTGGGACCAAGCGGCCGAGCGGATGCTGGCCACGGTCGTCAAGCACCTCGTCCGCGGACACACTGCGCCGGACTGGGCCACGGCCAAGACCCGGGAGACGCTGGCCCTGCGCGCCGAGCTGCGCGCCGTCGTCGCCCAGGCCGACGCGCTCACGCCCGAGCTGGTCACGCTCGCGCTCGACGAGGCGTACGCGATCGGCGCGCGGGCCGCGACGACGCTCGACGTGCCCGCGGTCGTGTCCCGCCCGCAGGCGGTGCAGCAGCTCGCCACCCGACTCGTCACGCGACTGGAAGGCGCGCACGTCCCGGTCATCGCCGCGCACGAGCGGATGGCATGGCGGGTCGTGTCCGATGTGGAGCTGGGCGTGCAGGCTGGGGCGGGCACCCGGCAGGACGCGATCGCCGAAGCGGTCGACAAGCTGCTCGTGCGCGGGGAGGACCGGTTCGTCGACAAGAGCGGGCGCCGTTGGCATCTTGACGCCTACGCTCGGATGGCAGGCCGCACTATCAGCGGGCAAACCGCCGTGCAGGGCCAGTTGGACACCATGGTGGCCGAGGGCAGGGACCTGGTGGTCGTCTCCGATTCGCCCAGAGAGTGCGGTGTCTGCCGCCCGTGGGAGGGCAACCTGCTGTCGATCACCGGGCGGACCGCGACCGGCACGGCCGTCGACAGGCTCACGGTCGCGGGCACCGTCGCCGAGGCGGTCACCGCTGGACTCCAGCACCCCAACTGCACGCACCGCCTCGATCCCCACGCAGTCGGTTTCACCCGCGCGCCGCGTCCGGCCGAGAACCCCACCGGCTACCGCGAGCAGCAAACCCTGCGCCGCCTGGAGCGGGAGATGCGGGACCTTCGCCGCCGCCAGTCCGCCGCCGAGCAGATCGACCACAACGGGCCGGTCGCACGCCGTCTGCGCGCGCAGATCCGGGCGAAGTCGACGCGAATCCGCGAGCACACCGAGGCCACAGGCCAGATTCGGCGGCGCGATCGGGAGCAACCCGCTGGGTGACAGATCTGTTGCACAGTGTCGCCATGAGCAACCTGACCGACGGCAACCCGCCCCGTCCGATCCTCCGCTACTTCGAGCACAACCACCTGCCGCCCGCGCTGGCCGAAGTGGCCCGCATGTTCCATGCGCTCGCGCATGAGCTGGAAGGCCGGTTCACCCCGGACACCGATCCGGCCGAGCACACCACCGCACTGCGGAAGCTCTTGGAGGCCAAGGACGCGGCCGTCCGCGCGCACCTGTAGGTGACAGCGGCGGGCCACGGTGACCCCGGCACACACCATCGTCCAGGCCGAGGAGTCCACCGTGGCCCGCACCGCAATCCCCGTCCAGCTCGCCGACACGACCGGCGCCGAACTCACCTTCAGTGCGGTCGACGCGAGCGCTGCCCCGAACGGCAACTCGTTCCTCTACGACGGCGGCCCCGCCGTGGTGCTCATCAAGAACGCCGACACCGCGTCGCACACCATGACCGTCCCGATCCCGCTGCTGGTCGACGGACAGACCGTGACCTCGCGAACGGTCACCATCCCGGCGGGCAAGACCTACCGGTGGCGGCCGAGCCCGGTCTACCGGCAGCAGGACGGCAACGTGTACCTGAACTTCGACGCCGCGACGTCGATGACGGTCGCGGTGGTGGACCTGTAGGTGACACCAAGGGCACAGGGTCCGGGGCATGACCGCACCTACCCCCGGACCCGCCCCGACCGCGCCCGGAGTCGCCCCCGATGGGCAGCAGCCCGCGCCCGTGGCAACCCCGCCCGCCGGGCCCGCCCCCGCCGGGCCGACCACCCCCGCCCCCACCGCCCCCGGTGGAACGCAGCCCGAAGGGGCCACGCTCGGCCTGACGCAGGCCGACCTCGACGCGCTCATGAAGGACCGGCTCGACCGGCAGGCCGCAAGCCTCACCGCGCAGTTCACCGCGCAGCAGCAGGAGTTCCAGGCGAAGCTCTCCGCCGCGTTCGGGCTCGCACCGGAACAGCAGCAAGACCCCGCCGCCGCACTGGCGGCAGCACAGCAGCAGGCCGCCGCCTACCAGGACCAGGCGCGGGCCGCGATGGTCGAGTCCCTCGCGCTCGCCGCGGGCATCAAGGCTGAGCGGGTCGGGGTGTTCGCGAGGCTGGTTGACCTGACCGGTGCACTGAACGGCGTCAGCCCTACTGACACCGCCGCAGTGCGGCAGGCCATCAGCGGAGCGGTGACGACCACCGCCGAGCAGTACCCGGAGTGGAAGACCGCCCCGGGCCTGCCAGCGTCGTCCGGCGGTGACCGTACCGGTGTCGGTGCCCCCAGCCTGGACGAGCAGATCGCCGCCGCGCAGCGGGCAGGCGACCATCGCACGGCGATCGCGCTCAAGCGGGCGAAGGCGCTCCAGACCCCGCAGTGACACCGGCCGGGTCTAGTGAGGACCGCAGGCACCCCGCCCGGATCACTGCGCCCGGCACCACGGAGGCTCCTTCGCTCGAACTCCGCGAGCACGAGAACACCTGACTGTCCAAGGAGAACGCCATGTCCGGAATCACGGGCCTGGGAACCATTTTCAACCTCCCGAACTACACGGGCGAGCTGTTCGCGCTCACGCCGGAGGACACCCCGCTGCTCTCGTCGATCGGTGGCCTGTCCGGTGGTGGCCAGACCACATCGACCGAGTTCGAGTGGCAGACCTACGACCTGCGCGACCCGGGCCAGCGAGTCAAGGTCGAGGGCGCCAACGCGCCGACGGCCGAGGAGCGGGCGCGGGCGAACGTGACCAACGTCGTCGAGATCCACCACGAAGCCGTCGAGGTCTCGTACACTAAGCAGGCCGCGACCGGGAACCTGGCCTCGCCGCAGTCGGCGCCGTACGTGCACCCGGGCGGTGGCCCGAACCCGGTCGCGAACGAAATGACGTGGCAGGTCGAGCAGGCGCTCAAGTCGATCGCGCTGGACGTGAACTGGACGTTCTGGAACGGTCAGTACGCGAAACCGAGCTCAAACGCCAGCGCCCGCCAGACCAAGGGCCTGCTCGCCGCGTGCACCACCAACCGGATCGCGAAGGCGACCACGGTCACCGGCGCCAGCTCGGCGACCGACACGATCACCTCGACCGCGCACGGCCTGATCGACAACGACAAGATCGTCTTCCGCACGACCGGCGCCGCGACCAACATCGTCGCGGGCCGCGTGTACTACGTCGATCAGATCGACACCAACAACTTCAAGGTGTCGACCTCGCAGGGCGGCGCCGCGCTCGCCCTCGGTACCGCGACCGGCCTGTCCTGGGTGAAGCCGTGGACCACCACGCTCACCAAGGACCACGTCCACGACATCATCCAGGCCGTCTTCGACAACGGCGGGCTCACCGAGCAGGGCACCGCGACCCTCGCGTGCAACAGCATCCAGAAGCGCGCCCTGACCGCCGCGTTCGCTGACGCCTACGGCAAGTACACCGAGACCAGCCGCACCGTGGGCGGTGTCGCGCTGACGACGATCGTGACCGACTTCGGGACGTTCAACACGATGCTGGACCGGCACCTGCCGCAGGACATGATCGTCCCGGTGTCGCTCGAACAGCTCATGCCCGTCTTTCTGTCCATCCCGGGCAAGGGCGTGTTCTTCGAGGAACCGCTCGCGAAGACCGGGGCGAGCGAGCGCAGCCAGATCTACGGCGAGATCGGCCTCAAGTACGGCAACGAGCGCGCCCACGGGGTCCTCGAAGGACTGAAGGTCTGATGCCGACCTTCGAGCGCAACAGCGGCGGGCACCTGGCCGCGAGCATCCGCACCCACGACCAGACCGAGATCGCCCGATACCGACGTCTGGTCGAGGACGGCATCGAGGGCTGGCGTGAAGTCGCCGACCCTGGCAAGGCGCCCAAGGGGAAGACCAAGGGTATGTGGCAGGCCGACGCCGAAGCGCTCGGCCTGGACACCTCTGGCACCATCCCCGAGCTGGTCGAGCGGATCAACGCCAGGATCGTCGAGCTGAACGAGCAGGCGGCCGAGCTGGGCGTCGACCCGACTGGCCTCACCGCGGTGGAGCTGGCCGCGGCGATCGAGGCCAAGCTCGGCGAGTAAGCGGGAGCCCGCGGCCCGGCAGGTTGCCGTGGTGGGCACCGGGGAAGGTGGTCCCGGGCTGCGGGCTCCTACCATCATGAGGAAGGGGGTGGACGGCGATGCCGTGGTACGCACAGCGGAAGGGCTTGCCCGAGACGCACTGGATGTGGGTCGACCCGGGGACTGAGCTGGAGCGCGCGTACGTGGCGATCGGGTACGTGGTCGTGCGGGTTGACGTGGTGTCGGTCGACGAGCCGCCGGTCGACGCCGCGCCCGCCCCGACCAAGCGGAGGCGGTAGCGGTGCAGGATCTTCCTGTGGTCGCGTGGGTGTTGTCCGTCGCTGCTGTGATCGCGGCGTTGATCATCATTGGTAGGGCGGTCAAGGCCACGCTCGCGTTCATGCGGACGCTGGCGCATTTCGCGGATGACTGGTTCGGGGAGCCCGGTCGTCCGGGTATTCCTGCGCGTCCGGGGGTCATGGCGCAGCTCGCGGCGGTGCGTGCGGAGCAGGCCGCGATCGTCGAGCGCTTGGCGGTCGTCGAGCACGAGCTGTTGCCCAACTCGGGTAGCAGCCTGCGGGACGTGGTGGATCGGGTCGAACAGGCTGTCCGGCCGGAGTGACACCCGCGCCTGATGGTCCGGGTGTGGCTGACGAGTACTTCCCGTTTGATGGTGCCCCGGTCTACGAAGGCCAGTGGGCGGGTATGGCTCCCCTCTGGGCGCCGGATGGCCTGGATGCGCGCACGCCCGTGGTGACCTTGGGGTCCGGGTTGACTTTTACGATCCCGAGTGGACTGTCCGGGTGGGTGCGCGGCCACCGGTATCGCAACACGGCCGCACAGGCGAAGACGGCCGCTGCGAACACGAACAGCAACCCGCGTATCGATCGTCTCGTGCTCAAGCTGGATCGGTCGGCGAACTCGATCCTGCCCGTGATCAAGGTCGGCACCCCGTCGGCTTCGCCGGTGGCGCCGGCCCTGACCCAGACGGACACGCTGTGGGAGCTGCCGATGTGGCGGGCCACCTGTCCGGGGTCCGGGTCCGCGCAGAACTACAGCGGACTCACGCCGGAGTGGCGTCCGGTGTCGACGGAGCGCGCCCGGCACGTGTGGACGTCCTCGGTCACGGTCGGTGCCGGGGGCCAGAACTTCAACGCCGCATGGGCTGCGGACACGCAGCAGCGGGACGGCGTGGCCAGTATCGACGGGAGCGGGCGTCTGCTGCTCAACGTCCCTGGCCGTTGGTCGATCCGATGCGACTTCACGTCCGATGCGGTCGCGGCGGGCATCAGCCAGGTGTGGATGTCCTGGCCTGGAGGCAGTTTCGAGGCCGCGGGCGGTGAGATCCGGGACCGGCGAATGCGCGGCTCGGGCAGCCCAGGGTGGGGCGTTCTGTCGCAGTCGCTTTCCTGGGATGGACTGGTGCTCGCGCCGGAGCACCTGGCGCCGATCACGTGCGCTGCGGCTTGGGACGGCCCGACGTCCGCGGTGCCCTACTACGCCCGGCTGGCCGCGCACTATCTCGGCGGGTGACACCCGGGCCTCAGGCTCACCGGCATGGCGCTACCACTGGCGAACCTGCCCGCGATCCTCCGTGCGGCAGGGATATCGGTCGTCGAGTACCCCGGGTGGTCGACACGAACTCAGACAGACGGTCCATTCGCCCCCAAGGGCGTGATCTGGCATCACGACGCGAGTCCACCCGGTCCGACGCCGAGCGAACCCGCGTACATGGCCGATCCGGCGCACAACGGAGCCCAGTGCTGGGTGGACACCCGAGGCGTGTGGACGGTCATCGCGGCGGGCCGGATGTGGCACGCCGGACTCGGAGCCGGGTGGGGCCGGATCGCGGCGAACCAGGGCAACAGGGACGCGATCGGCATCGAGACCGATCACACCGTGGGCGAGGCGTGGCCCGCCGCGCTGCTGGACAGCCTGCGAATCGGGACCGCCGCGATCTGCCGAGCGTACGGCTGGGACCCGGCCACATCCCTGTGCGGGCACAAGGAATACGCGCTGGGTAGGAAGCCGGACCCGGACAGGCTCGACATGGCGGCCGAGCGGCGCACGGTCGTCGCGCTCATTACCAACCCCAAGCAGTCCCAGGAGGACGACGTGGTGACCCCACAGGACATCGACGCGATCGCAAGGGCAGCAGCCCAGGCGACCGCTCCGGCAACCGTGAACGAGCTCATGAGCCGGGGAATCGGGCTCGGCGTTCCCGTCGAGGACCACTCGCTGCCCTTCTCCGGTGCGGTCAAGTACCTCGACGCCAACGCATCGGCCACGCGGGAGATCGCAGCTCGGATCGAGGGCCTGGTGCAGCAGCTCATCGCGGCGGTATCCGCTCACGGCGTGCCCGTGTCCGCCATCGACTACGACAAGCTCGCGGCCGCCGTCAACGACGACGCCGCGCGCAGAATGGAGAACTGATACATGGGCGACAAGCTGACCGCGTGGGTACGCACCGTCGTGCCAGGACTGTGGGCCGCGCTGGTGGCGTGGCTGGTCTCGCTCGGCCTGCCTACCGAGGTGGTGACGGCGGTCGACGGGCTTGGGCAGATCGTGCTGGTGCCGGTCGCACTCGCGGCGGTATACCAGGCGGCTCGGTGGGTTGCGAGCAGGTCTCCGGCTTGGCTCGCAGTCCTGCTGACCGGCTCGACCACCACCCCGACCTACCAGCCCTCCGCGAAGGACTGATCCGCCGTGCCGATCCCCGGAAACCTCACACTGGTGACGGTCACCGGAACCTACGTCTACACCGACGGGAGCCCGGGGGTCGGCACCGTGTCGTTCAGCCCGACCGACGGAGCGTGGTTGAAGGACGTCGCGGCCGAGACCACGGTCGTGGCGAAGAAGGTCGTGGTCACGCTCGACGGGGCTGGCGCGTTTTCCGTGCAGCTCCCGGCGACGGATGATCCGGACGTGTCACCGTCGGGCACGACGTACGACGTCGTGGAGACGGTCGGCGGGGTGTCTCGTTCCTACTCGATCGTGCTGCCGATGTCGGACACTACGGTGGCGCTCGTCGAGCGGGCGCCGGTTGCGCCGTCCGGAAGCGTCTCCCAGCTGGTCGTCAAGGTCAACGGGAAGCTTCCGAACGCGTCCGGCGAGGTAGTCCTCTCCGCATCTGACCTGGGCGCGGCCACCGCGACTGACCTGACCAACGGGCTCGCAGGCAAGGCGGCCTTGAGCCACACGCACAGCATCGCGCAGGTGACGGGTTTGCAGGCCGCGTTGGACGGCAAGGCCGCGGCCTACGTCCCGCAGGCGCTCACCGACGCAGCGACGCTGTCCGTTGACGCGTCACTCGGGCGGCACTTCAGGGTGACGCTCGGCGGCAACCGGACGCTCGCCGCGCCGTCGTCCGGTGTGGACGGGCAGATGATCCTGCTCGAAGTGACCCAGGACGGAACCGGCGGCCGGACACTGACCGCGGGTACCGGCGTAGTGCTCGGCGACGATGTCGCGTCGCTGGCGCTGTCGACGGGCGCGAACCGAACCGACTACGTCCTCTTGCTGTTCCACGCGGCCAAGGGGAAGTGGTCCGTGCTCGGTGTGATCCACGGGTACGCGCTGTGAGACACCTGCATCCACCCCAGACCCACCCGCACACCACGGCCTTCGCTGGCGCGGGCGCCACCTACACCATCGCGCTGGCCGACTCCTGCGTCGCGGGCTCGCGCGTCGTGGTGGTCGCGTCCGGTGGCGCGCAGCCGACGATCCGGTTCACCAACTCGTCCGGCACGGCGTTCGTCCGCCGTGCGCAGGCGTTGTCCGCGCTCGACGTGTCGATCCATGACGCCGTAGCGACCGGTGGCGAGTCCGTTCTGCATGTGACTCTGAACGGTGACGAGAACGTCGTGGTGACCGTGTACCACACGGACGCCGGGGAGTACGTCGCCGGAAGCGCGGGCACCAACGGCAACATCGTGGCGGAGGTACCAACCGCGGTCAGCGTCGCCGACCCGGCTGTGTTGTTCGTCGGGGCTGCTGTGCAGAAGAACACGGCGGCCGACGAGGTGCTGAAGCTGCGCCAGCTTGGGCCGCTCGGGCGCTTCTACGCGAACGGCGCCCACCAGCCGGGCAGCGGGACGAAGCTGATCTACGCCAACGGTTGCGCGGACATCGACGCCGCGCACTGTTTCCCGGCGACGCTGGCGGCCGGGCAGTACAAGGCAACGACGATGTGGGTCAACGGGGGCGGAGACCTGGTTCATATCGCGCAGGCCGCCTACGCGGACAGCACCGGCATCCCGTCGAATCCGTCGCCAGCGAATCCGGTCGTAGCGGAGAACAGCCTCCCGGGGGATCTCCAGAGCGCGTGGTTCGGTGGGGTCGCGGCGACGTCGGCGACGATCGCGGGCTACACCGATGCTGTGTCCTACCAGCCCGGCGACACGGTTTCGTTCCGCGTGGACAGCACCGGGCATCCGTTCCGCGTCGAGCTGCGCAGGCTCGGCTACTACGGGTGGGAGACCATCGGCGCCCGGCTGGTCGCCCCGTACATCACGGGCACGGTGGCCAGCCAGCCCGGGCCGACAGTGGACCCGGTGCTCGGCTCGACGTCGTGCGCCTGGTCCACGAACGCGTCGTGGACGATCCCGGTCGACGCGTGCAGCGGCGTCTACCTCGCGACGTTCCGCCGCACCGACGACACCACCGCTTACCACCAGCACCATTTCGTCGTGCGCGGGGACCCGGCGGGCCGGGTGCCGGTGGTCATCGCGGACCAGACGTACCAGGCGTACAACGTCTGGGGGCAGACCGGTGACCACGGTGCCCGGTTCGGCGCGGGCACGCAGTGGTCCGGGCGGTCGCTCTACGGGTACGGGCCGGACACGAGCGAGCAGTACGCGCACCGCGGCTACGCGGTCAGCTTCGACCGGCCGTACTCGTGCGCGTCGACGCAGGCGAACACGTACTTGTGGGACTCCGATTACCCGTGGTTGCACTGGGCCGAGGCTCAGGGCCTGGATCTCACCTATGTGTCTGATGTGGACCTCGACAAGGACACGGGCCTGCTGCTCGGTGCGCGGGCGGTGGTGGTGTTGGGGCATCACGAGTACTGGACGACCCGGGTCTACGACGCGATGCGGGCGGTGCAGGCCGCGGGCATCAACATGCTGATCAACAGCAGCAACACCGCGCTGTGGCGGGTGCGGTATGCGTCGGACGACACCCTTCGCCGCACGGTGATCTGCTACAAGGAATCGCTCACCCGCGATGGCGCGCCCGGGTGGACGGGGACCGGGTACGACCCGGTGGCCTGGACGGGGACCTGGAGGGACGCGGGCACGGCGAACGGGCGCGCGAACCCGGACATTCGCCGGGAGAACGCGCTCACGGGCCAACTGTTCCGGCTCAGCGCTCCGGTGGCTCAGCGGTACGGCGTGCCGTACGCGAGCAGAGCGGTCCCGTGCTGGCGCAACAACAGCGCGGTGCAGGCGCTCACCAGCGGTCAGACGTGGCAGGCACCGGCGGGCACGATCGGCGACGAGGCGGACGCGGCCGACGGCTCGACCGGCCAGCCCGCGAACCTCGCCAACCTCTGCCCGACCTCGATCTCGGGCACGACCGGCCCGAACGCTGCCGGGACGCTCTACTCGACGTCGGTCACGATCACGTGCGGGTGGACGGTGCACCGGACAGGTGCCGGTGGCCTGGTAGCCAATAGCGGTTCTTGGCGGGCCGGGCAGGGGCTGACGCGCTGGGCGCAGTCGACACTCGGGAACGTGGTCACCTCGTCCTCCGTGGACTGGCAGTCGTCCTGGCTCGCCCTGCTGTGGGACCTGGAGATCCGGGCCGCCACGCCACGGTCGCTGCGGCCGGGGCTTGACGCTGCGCCGGTCGATCCCGCGACTGGGGCACCAGCCGGTCCCCGTAACCGGGTGGCCGTTGCATACGGATTGAGCGTGCCACCCACCTCCGGCCTGCTGACCTTCTTCCTCCAGGGGGCACGATGATCTGGGCGACTGTCGACGAGGTGCGCGGCTACCGGCCCGCGCTTCCCTTGTCCGGGTTGGACGATGCCGAGCTGGGCGGGCTGATCGCGTCAGCGGTCCGCGCGCTGGTGCCGTACGTGATCCGCTGGCCGGTGGTCGACACCGACACCGACCGGCCTGCGGACGACACCGTGCGTGCGGATGTGGTGGCCGCGGTCGCCGAGCTGGTGCGCGACCGGCGCGCGGCGACGCTGGCCGAGACCGAGCTGGGCGGCACGGGCGCGGCGGCGGTGATCGCGGCCGGAGGCAGCGTCACCGCCGGGAGCCTGACGGTCTCGGGCGGGCGCGGCGCTCGGGTCGGGTCGACGGATCGACCCGTTCCGCGGGCCGCGCTCGACGCGTTGTGCAGCGCAGGCATGGTTGGCGGGAGCGTGCCGACATGGTGACCTTGCTGGGGTTCGTCGGCGCGACGCGCACGGTGCTGTACGAGGCATCGCTCCCGGACACCGGCACCCGGTCGCAGTGGGCCGCCCCGGTTGCTGTCGGGCCGTGCCGGGTCGAGCACGGGACGCGGCGTATCCAGACCCGCACGGGCGCCGTGGTCGTCATCACCGCGACCGTGTTCATGCCCGGGACGCCGGAGATCGTCCCGGGCGGTCGCCTGGACCTCCAGGACGGACACGGACTCCGGATCATCCACCAGGTCGACGCGCCGGTCTGGCTCGACGGCAGCCGGATGCATCACGAGGTCGGTGTGGCGTGAGGGACTACGAAGAGGTTTCACGAGCCGCTGAGGCTGCGTCGGCGGTTGGCGCCGAGCAGGGCGTCCGTGAAGCGGTCGACGATCTTGGTTCGCTGTCGCAGGACCTCGTGCCCTACGACACCGGTCTGTTGAGCCAGTCACTGTCCAAACAGGTCACTGGGCACGGCGCGTCGACAGTCGGTCAGGTTGCCTACGACCGGCCGCCCTACGCGGAGATCCAGCACGAGGACGAGACGCTGCGCCACCAGGACGGCCGCGTCGCGCACTTCCTGTCCGGGCCGCTCAAGGTCGAGGCTCGCCGGTACGTCAACCACATCGCGCGGCGGACCGGTGAGGCCATCAACCACGCCTGACCGCCGGGTGACACCCGGGCCTGATCGTCGGGGGCGTGTTGTCGACCGCGTGCTGCATCCATCTCGCCTCGCTCGGACTCGGGATCTCCTTCCCGCCCGGTGCAGGTGTGCCTGCGTACGCGGAGGAGCTGCCGGGTGAACCGGACGCGGCGGTCGCCGCCTTCGTGTTGCTGGGTTCGGCACCGCCGGACCTGTCCGGCTACGTCACGCCGATCGTGCAGATCGTCGTGCGCGGCGCGGCGGGTGACCGGGAGACGGCGGCGGACCTCGCCCGCGCGATCCGGTCCGCTCTGGACGGGACGGACACGGTCACGTGGGCGGCCGGGACCGCGCACGCGGTCGAGCTGCTGACGGTCGCCACCACGACATCGCACCCCACCAACCGCGGGCTCGACCTGCTCGGCCGTCCGCTGTGGTCGGTCGATTTCCGCGTCGAGTATCTGGAGGACTGACCCGTGACGCTGAAGAAGCGCCTGTCCCGCAAGTGGTCTGTGTGGGTTGACACCGGCTTGGAGGGCAGCCCGAACTATGTGCGGCTCAACGGGCTGAGCAACTTAAAGCTGACGGTCGACGGTAACGAGGTCGACGTCACCGACTTCGACTCGGATGGTTTCGAGGACTCGCTGACGACGATGCGGAAGTGGTCTCTCGCGGCGTCTGGGTTCGACGGCTACACCGGTCCCGACGGTGCCCAGGTCGACGATCCCGCGCAGGCGTACCTCAAGACCAAGGGCTTGCTGTCCGGTCCCGACGCGTACGTGTCGCTCCGCCTGTACCGCACCGATACCGGCAAGGGCTTCAGTGGCCGGGCGGTGGCGAACTGGACAGGCGCGGGCGGTGAGGCCAAGGGGGTCGAGCCGTTCGAGTGCAACTTCACCGGCTCCGGCGCGTTGTCGCCCTACACCGCACCGTAAGGACTCACCGTGACCACCTTCCCCGACTTGTCCACCCTCGGTCCCTTTGTCGAAGAGACGGAGGACCACATCCTGTCCCTGCCTGTGCACGGCACTGTCCACACCTGGCGGGGCGCGTTGCCATGGACCACTGGCCTGCGTGTCCGGCTGCTCCGCGAGCGCGCCTTCGCGCTGGCGGTAGCTCAAGAGGAGGCCGAGCGTACCGGCGAACCACTCGACGCGACCGCGGTTGCGGACCTTCCCGAAACCGATTGGGACGCGTTCGAGAAGCAGATCGTGGGCGAGGATTTCCTCGCACGTGCGGCGGATGACCCCCAGATCACCGAGGACGACGTCGCGCGGGTCTACCAGACTGTGCTGACCTGGAAGCTGTACGGCAAACAGGCCGCCCTCGCTGTGTGGACCGAGGGCCTGCGCGGCGGTGATGCCCGCCCCCCGGCGGAGGGGTCCGGATCGACCCGGACACCGGATGGATCATCGACGAAGACGACGCGGAGCCGTTCGACTGGTGCGCGGTCTTCGCGCGCTGGCATCTCGTCGAAGCGAGCTTCCACGCGGTCTACCACCTCGACCTGACCGACCCCGCAGTCCAAGCGCGGTCGTGGCGGTGGTTCACCGCACGCCTGTTCGGGCTGCCGCCGGACTGCGTGCTCGCCCTGGCGCTGCGGCCGGACGACGAGGCGGACGACAGCGTGGAGAGCATCGACGACGCGCTCGGCCTGGACCGGGAGTGACACCCGGGCACGAGAGTGCGTCTCGTGTCTGAGACGGGGGTTGCTGCCGGTCAGGTCGTCGCGCTGCTGACGGCCGACCGGTCACGCCTGCTGGCCGAGCTGCGCGCGGGTCGGGTCGACGTCGCGAAGTTCAAAAGGGACGTCCAGGGCTCGCCGGTCCGGATCGACGCGAGCCTCGCCGATCTGGACCGGGTCCTCAAGCGCGCCCACGTCCGGTACGCGGAGACCAAGGCGCGGGTTGAGCGGGACGAGATCCGGGTCCGCGCCGATGTCTCGGAGGTGGAGCGGGCGGCGCGGCGCGCGGAAGCGGTGGCCGACCGGGCCGCCCAGCACGCGGAGGCCCGCTTGCGCCAGACGGCGCTCAACGTGGCCAAGGCGGGCGCCACCATCGCGGCGTCTCTGTCCGGTCAGGGCATCAAGGCACTCGGCGGGCAGGCCGCGGCCGGTGGTGCGGTCGCCGCCGCCGGGGAGGTGAAGAACCTACTCGGCGCAATCTTGCTGCTGCCCGCGGCCGGTGCTGCCGGGGCTGCCGGGATTGCTGTGTTGACTGTGGGTTTCGAGGGCCTGGGCGACGCGATCGCGGCGGACGATCCGGCCGCGTGGGGGGAAGCTCTCCAGGATCTGTCTCCGCAGGCGCGGGCCGCTGCGATCGCGGTGAAGGGGCTCGGCAGCGCCGCCCACGCGTTGCGGCTCGATGTGCAGGACCACCTCTTCGCAGGGATGGCCAGCGACATCACCTCGGTCGCAGGCGAGTACCTTCCCGTTCTACGGCGTGGCCTGTCCGCGACCGCGACTGAGATCAACCACGGCGCGAAGTCGTTCAGCGCGTTCCTGCTGTCGGGACAGTCCCTTCGGGACACCGGGATCATCCTGGACAACACTGCGGCTGCGTTCCACAACGCGGCCCCGGCTCCGGCCGCCTTCGCGAGCATCCTGCGTGACGTCACCGCCACCGGTTCCGACCTGCTGCCGGGCCTGTCCTCGGGCTTGGCCGGGGTGACGGGGCGCTGGGCGGCGATGGTGTCGCAGGCCCGGCAGTCGGGGGCTCTGGCCGAGTGGATGCGTGACGGGATCGACGCCGCGTCCACGCTCGGGTCGACTGTGGGCAATGTCGTTGGCACCATCGGCGCGGTGATGCACGCGGGCCAGCAGTCCGGGGCCGGGTTGCTGACCACCATGGAGGATCTGACCGGCCAGATGGAGGACGCGGCCAAGTCTGCCGAGGGCCAGCGTGTACTCGGCCAGATCCTTGGTGACGCGCGTCAAGCCGCACTGTTGCTGTTGCCTGCGCTGGGATCGGTTGTGCAGCTGGCTAGCGACGATCTTGGTCCGCTGCTGGTGCGTGTCGGTCAGCAGATCGCGCCGAAGCTCGCGTCCTCGATCGACGACGTGGGCCAGGCTGTGCACGAGGCCACCCCAGGCATGGAGTCGCTCGCGGGCGGGACGGCGTCCGTGTTGGACGCTGGCACGGACGCTCTGCCGATGCTGGGGCGGCTGGCGGGGCTGGCCGGGTCGGTGCTGGGGCCCGCGCTGGACGTGGTCGGCGGCGCGCTCGGCGGGGTGCTGCACCTGCTGGAGGATCTACCCGCTCCGATCCAGGCTGCGGTGATCGCGCTGGCGGCGTGGCGAGTGGCGGGGGATCGGGTCGCGTCGGGCGCCACGTCGCTCGGCGACCGCCTGACCGCGCCGTGGCGACGGTTTGCCGACCAGGTGCGTGTCCAGACCGATCTTGCGGCCAAGGACGGGATCGCAAACCTGTCCCGGCTCCAGGCGGGCATGGCGGTGGTGGAGTCGCGTTCGCCTGCGGTGGCGCGGATGGCGGACGCGTACCGCACGTGGTCGGCCCGGGTGTCGGAGACCGTGGCCGCGCATACCGCGCTGGCGGCCGGGCTGGGCGGCATGGGCGGCACGATGACGGCTACCGCGTCCGCAGTGGACCGCGCTGGTGCGGCGGTCGGCCGGTTGGGTGGTGCGGCGGCGGGCGCGGCGGCAGCTGGTATGTCCGGGCTGAAGTCGGCCGCGGGCGGGTTGATCGGTGCGCTGGGTGGTCCGTGGGGGCTGGCGATCGGTGCGGCCGTGACCGGGCTGTCGCTCTGGGCGGAGTCGTCGGCGAAGGCGCGGGCGGAGCAGCAGGCGCTCGCGTCCGCCGGTAAGGATCTCGCCCGCGTCATGCGTGAGCAGGGCGGTGTGATCAATGAGGTCGTGCGACGCAAGGCCGCGCAGACGGCCGCCGACCAGGGTCTGCTTCAGGAGGCAAAGAAGCTAGGTCTGGGACTGTCCGATGTGACTGACGCGATCATGTTGCAGGGCACCAGCTATGACGACCTGCGGGCTCGGATTCAGGGCGCGATCGCGTCGGAGAAGGAGTACATCAACGCGGGCACGGCGCGGCAGCGGGTCACGCAGGCTCACGATCGGATCGCCGCCTACGAGGAACTGCTGTCCAAGATCGACAGCGTGACAGGCGCGACGAAGGGCGAGATCGGCACCGAGCAGCTGCTGGCAGAAGCAATGGGCACCAGCGTGGACGGGATGCGCCGTAGCGAGAAGGAACTCGCCGCGCTCGACACTGCGGTGCACGGGCTGTCGTCCGGTGTGGCCGGTGCGGCGGACAAGGTCGACCAGCTGACGTCCGCCCTGGATGGATTGGCGGGGGACACCCTGACCGTCGAAGAAGCGACACAGCGGGTGAATGACGTCACGCGCGGTCTAGGGGATGCGTTCAAGGCAGCCGGAGACCAGGCGCAGGGGGCGAAGCGCGGGCTTCTGGACGCGACGGGTGCGATCGACACCACAACGGAGGCCGGGAGTCATCTCCAGGACACCGTGGTCGAGCTGGCCTCCGCCTATCGACAGGCGTACGTGGCGACTCTTCAAGCCACGGGGAGCCATGAGCAGGCCGCCGCCGCGGCCGAGGGCGCGCGCAAGGCTCTGCTGGACCAGGCGACCGCGGCGCTTCATTCCGGCGATGCCGCCCGAGAGCTGGCGGCGCGGTATGGGTTGGTGCCCGAGTTTGTGCGCACGAGTATCGAGCAACCCGGCATGACGCCCGCGCAAATCGCGCTGGAGATCCTGAAAGGAAAGATCATCGGCGTCCCGGATCGCAAGGGGATCACCGTGTCCAGCAACGCGCAGTCGGTCATCGGGCTGATTGAGGCGCTGGGGTTCAAGGTGGATCACCTGCCCGACGGAACGTTCCGGATCTCCGCTGGCACGGATGAGGCGCAAAACGCGGTCGACAACTTCGTGTCCAGGAACAGCGGTCGACGCATTGTCATTGGAGTCACGACCTCGGGCGCGAACATGCCTGTCGGGATGCGGCAACCGGTGATGAACGCGTCAGGCCGGTACATTCAGTGGTTCGACCAGGGCGGCATCGCGAACGCCGGTTTCGAACCGCTGTCGGGCAAGCAGGCCGCGATTATCGCCAGCCATCGCCACAACGGCACCGTGCGCGGAATTGGCGACAATCCCTTGTACCCGGAACTGTTCGTTCCGCTCGACCCGCACAATGCACAGGCGCAGTCCCTGCTGGACATCGGTATCCGCAAGATGCGTCCGGAGTGGACGGGGCAGCGTCGGCAGCCCGCTGTGGTGCGTGGCGGGGAAAGCTACGTCGATCGGCGCCGGGCGGTCACCTACCACATCAACGGGCCCGACGCCCGCGCCGTTGCTCGCGAGGTGCGGAACATGATGCGCGCGGAGGAGGCGCTTTATGGCGCGTGAGCTGCGCTGGTATCCGGGCGACGGCTCCGACCCGCTCGTCCTCACGGACCCGGCCGCTGGATACAAGGTGCTCAAGGGAAGCACGGGGTGGGGCGCCGCGCCGGTCGAGCACGTCACCGAGTCAACCCCGCTTGTGGACGGTGAGGAGATCCTGGAGACCTACGAGACTGGCCGGACGATCCTGCTCCCGATGCTCATCACCGGGCGAACCTACGAAGCGTTCCAGGAGCGCTTGGGCGCGCTCGTGGACGCGATGGACCCGAGAGTGCCGGGCCAGCTGGAGATCGCGCAACCCAACGGCCAGCGCCGCCGCATCGCCGCCGTCTACGCCGAGGGCCTGGAGGGCGCCGAGGACAAGGATTCGGGTGGGGATACGACGTGGCACAAGGCCGTGATCCGGCTCTACTGCCCCGACCCCGCGTTCTTCGACCCGACGCCGGTCCGGCTGATGTTCGGCTACCCCGCGCCAGTGTCCTTCTTTCCGTTGTTCCCGTTGCGGTTGAGTGCGGACGCGGTGCTCGGCGCCGCGACTATCATCAACCCGGGCGACCTTCCCGCGTGGCCACAGTGGACAGCGACCGCGCCCGGAACCGGCGCGCAGTTCGACAACGAGGACACGGGCGAGGAACTGCACGTCTCCGGCACGCTGACCGACACTCTGACCATCGTCACCCGACCCGGTATCCAGGCCGTGACCATGGGGTCCGCCGACTGGTGGGACCGACTCGTCGACGTGCCCCAGCTCTGGGCGCTCCCAAAGGGACAGACGAACGTCACCGTTGCACTGACCGGCGCGGCCCCCGGCTCGTCGGTGATGGTCGAGTTCCGCCCCCGCTACCGGAAAGCGTGGTGATCGTGGCTGACGCGGTGTGGATGATCGACCCCAGCGGGGCGACCCGGGGCACGATCACGTGGACCAGCTACACGGCGGTGGCCCGGTTCAACGCGACCGGCACCGCAGAGATCACGTGCCCGCTGACTCCCGTGCACGCGCGGGCTGCCGCGCCAGGGTGGCGTCTGGCCATCATGGACGGAGCCGCGCCGGTCATGGTGGGCGCGGTGGTCGATGCCGAGATCGCGGTCGGTGACGGCAGCTCGGGCAGCAGGACCGCACCGCGGCTCACGCTCCGAATCGAGGATGATCTCCGGTGGCTGGCCGGGCGGCAGGCTCGCCCCGCCCCGCTCGCGGCGCTGTCCGCGCAGACGCCCGCGTACGACGTGCGCACCGGTGCCGCGTCCACGGTGATGCGACAGTACGTCGACCTCAACGCAGGGCCGGGCGCGCTCGCCGGGCGCCGCGTGCCGGGCCTGGTGCTCGCACCGGACCCAGTCGTGGGCGGAGCCGTGACCGGCCGCGCCCGGTTCGACCGGCTGGCCGACCTACTGTCCGGGCTCGCGATCTCCGGCGCGGTCGGGGACATCACGCTCGGCTACCGGGTCACGGCCGGACTCGGGACGACGAAGACGTTCGAGGTCTACAGGCCGACCGACAGATCCGGGCCTGCCCGGTTCGGGCTCTCGCTGCGCAACCTACGGTCGCTCCGCTGGCAGCTCACCGCACCGGCCGCGACCCACATCGTCGGAGGCGGCCGGGGTGAAGAGACCGAGCGTGAGTTCGTCGAAGTCGGCGACATGGACGCGTCGACCGCGTGGGGCCGGGTCGAGGACTTCTACGACTACCGGTCCGCGTCAGACACCGACGCGGGCGCCGAGCTGGCCGCAGGCGCGGCGAAGCGACTCACCGAGCAGGGAGAGACGCAGCTGGTCGAGATCGAGCCGGTCGACACCGCCCGCCTGCGGTACGGCCGGGACTACGGGCTCGGCGACATCGTCACCGTGGACGTGTATGGCGGGGTCACGGTGGACGAGGTGGTGCGCGAGGTCGAGATCACCGTCGACCGGCGCGGCCGAGTCGTGCGTCCGCGGATCGGCACGGTGGGTGCGACGCGCACGACTCGTAGCGCGCTGTTGCTCCGCGACGCGCTCGCCCGGCTGGCCGCGATCGAGCGGCGTTAGCCGAGGGTCAGGTTTGCGTGGCCGTTCCGTGCGTCGGCCGCGGTGACCGCCACCTTGCCGCGGTGGGTGACCTCGACCTGGTAGATGTCGTGGCCGTCGGGGACGGTTACGCCGAAGGTGATTGCGCAGTCGCCCGCGAGCGCGTTGCCGGTGAACCGCGAGGCGCCGAGTTCACCGACTGCGAGGACTTCTCCGGTGGAGCTGTAGACCGTGACGGCCGCGCCGCGCCGGACGTCCTTGTAGCCTCCGCGCCCTTCGCAGGATGTGCCGGTTCCTGTGTCGCCGGTGGTGGAGATGCCGGATGTGTCGGTGATGTGGAGCCAGCCGCGAAATGTGAACGACGTGACCGCGGGGGCCTGTGCGGCGGCAGGGTCCGGAGTGGGCTTGCTGCCGATGGTGAGGACCAGGACGAGCGCCGTGGCCAGACCGAGGATCACGACCGTGCTGGCGGCGAGCAGGATGGTGGTACGTCGCATGATGTGCTGATCGTGTGACTTTGGGTGGTTGTTACGAGCGGCCCCCGGCGCTGGCCGGGGGCCGCGGTGCTCAACGGAGCCGGTCGGCCCGCACCGCGTCAAGCAGCGGTACGAGGGCGACGCGCAGCGTCGGCCCTGTCGGGTTCTTGCTGTCCCGGATGGCGCCAGCCGGGTGCAGCTCGACGCATTGGCCGCCGTTGCTGCCGCTCCGGCTGGACTTCCTCCATTGCTGTTCTGGCAGGTCACACACGATGTGGCCTCCGTTCGCTCGGTCTCACAGTTCCCGCAGAGCAGTATCCACCAGGAGCGCGGTCGCATCTGGGTCGAGTGCGGCGGCGGAGACGTGCTCCCACATGGCTGCGTATGCCTGCCTCGCCGGGTCGTCCTTGCGATCGAGATACGTCGCGGTGGTCAGGTCTTCGAGATAGACCACGTCGTGGTGGTCGTCAGGGAAGCGCAGCATGGTGAAGTCGAAGCCTTCGGCGCCGACAGCGCCGCGCGAGAACGGCACGACCTGGATCGTCACGTTCGGCAGCCGCCCGAGGTGTGCGAGTTGGGCGAGTTGCTCGCGCATGGTGGCGGGGCCGCCGACGATCCGACGTATCGCGGCCTCGGACATGATCACCCACAGTCTGGGTGCGCTGGGTGCTGTGAGTCGGGCTTGGCGGTCCGATCGCGCCTCGACGAACCGGTCGATCTCTGACGAGTCATGAAGTGGTGACGAGGTCGTCACCGCACGCGCGTAGTCGGCGGTCTGGAGTAGGCCAGTGATGATCTCGCCGCAGTAGATGCGGATCTCACTGGCCGCTCGCTCAAGCCCGAGGTAGCGGTGGAAGAACGACGGCAGGCTCTTGCCGTAGGTGGTTCGTGGTCGACGCTGGCGTGCCGCCCGCGCGAGGTCTTCGAGTTCTGCCCGGTCCTCGGCGCTCGCCTCGTAGAAGTCGATCAACCGGGCGAGATCGTCAGCTGGTGGCGTGCTCTGCCCGGTCTCCAGCCGTGAGACCTTGCTCGCCGAGAATCCCAGGGACTCGGCTGCCGCATCAAGCGTCAGGCCACGTGCCCGACGCAGGTCGCCGAGTGCACGGCCGATCTGGCGCCGTGCGGCTGTGGGGCTGGTGGCCATCGTGCTGGTTCTCCTGGATGTCGAGTGGTCGCCAGTCTGCCGTACTCCTCTTCGGGTTGGCTAACCTGCAATTGCAGGTTACGGTGATAGTCGCCGGGTTCGCCCGGTCGGCCCGCCCCGGCGCCTCACAGTTCCCAGCTGCCGCGCCGGGGCAGGGTCGCCAAACGCTGCGCGGAGGTGCACATGCCGAAACCGGATATCGAATGGCAGCAAGCTGGCGAAGAGCTTCACGCGGCCTTGGTGGTGTCGCCGTACTGGTTGGCTCCCGGTGATGTCCTGATCTCGCTTTGCGGCCTGCACGCCGAGTTGCGGCGAGAGGACTTTCCGCGGCGTCCCCCGAGGACTCCGCTGTGTTCGACCTGCCGGCGCCACGTCAACGACGTTCGACGGGCGTCATGACGGGTCCCACCCGTCTGGGCCGTAGGGCCGGTGACGACCTGGTGCACCACTGGAAGGCGGACCCTGCCCCGGGCGTGATGGAGACCGAGTGCGATATCAGCGTCCCGGCTGCGGCTGTGACCTGGGGGATCGCCGGGCCGCTGTGCGGGCGGTGTCTGGTGGCTGTGGGGGAGCGGCTGCCGGACACGCTCAGGTGGATGGACTAGGACTAGTCCGCCTTGGACGTCGTGTGACCTGCGACGTCACGATCATGGTGATGCCTGTCACGATCATGATGGTCTAGACGACTGACCATCTACGTCCCATGAGGACCGCTCGACTACTGGGGAGTAGAAAGTTGTCCGACCCTGAAGACCCCCCCTTCGCCGCGCCGGACGGGTACGCGTGGCACCGCGATCTGTTCGGCGACTGGTTCGTCCACCTCGTTGCGGACGACTCGCCGCGCTGGACGCTGGTCAATCCGCCGCGCAGGTACTCGACCACGGTCTGCCGCAGGGGTCGACGCGCGCTGATCGGCGCGGCGGGCGGCGAGGGGATGACGAGGTGCCCGGACTGTCAACGGTGGCTGCGGGAGCAGGGCAACGCCCCCCTCGTTTGA